AGCCGATGAAACTCAGCCAAGCGTTGATCACGGCATTGTTGACGGCGGTGTCGTCTCGGCCGCTGGCGTTCACGTACCCGGCTTGGAAAAATGCGGACTTATCTCCGCACTTGAACTTGCCCTTGACGTTGCCCAGCGCCCACCACAACCGCGCAAACTTGCCGTTGGTCGGCATGCCCAGGATCTCGTACAACGTCCGAAGAAAACTAAAGGCGTCTTCGGAGTAGGAGTTGTCCATCATGCTGTAGTCGTTCATCGGGTACGCGCGCTTGCCTCTGGGCGGGGGGTGGCTAGAGCTGGCCTCAGCGACATAGCTCATCTTCGCCTCCTTCCTGGTGAACGCTTTGCCCGGATTCTTCACGTCGTGGTGGTCGAATGCAGTCTCCCGGGGCCGAACATGAACCACGTCGCCGCTCTCGGGGTACTCGCGGTTTATCCAGGCATTGAGCTCTTCAGGGGGCACGGAACAGTATTTCACCGGGCCGACCAACATCTCCTTGATGGTCTTGGTGATGTTCCTCAAAAGCGGGCCCAAAATGGTGTGGACGACATCTGGCGTGTTGCAGATGGACCTGGGGTTTTTCATCGGCGCGTTGGCGTACCGGAAGTCCTCACCCAGGGTGCCGGCCTGAAACCCTTTCTCATTCTTCAGGAAGACATCGTATGATGTGAGCTGCTTCCAGGGAATGGGGTTGCGGTAATACTCTTTGCGGCTCTTCCGAAGGGCGTTCATGCGAGACCGCGGGAACGACTTGTCCCACTCGCGGTTCTTCATCGGCACGACTTTTAAGGCACCGGTGAGGTAGTCGCTGAAGCCCTTGAACAGGAGATCGGCAAAGTAGGTCCGGCGGCCGTCCTCCTCGATGCACAATCGTAGGAGTTTCTCGCTTTTGGCCCAAAATCCGGGCTCCGGCAGGCCGGTGCCTTTGTACCCGGGTGGTTTGGCACAGAGTCTCTGTCTGACCGCAGCGCAGATGTTCCACCATGTTTTCGAAAAGGTGGAGGGGTAGTAGCCGGAGATGCAAATACCATGCTGTAGTGCCCGGCGGCGCAGTCCGCGATTGCCGCGAATCTCGATGCCGTCCAGCACCTGCTGTGTGTGCGCAGCGGGGCACAGATCTTGGTCGCCGTCTCGGTCCATCTGTTGCACTTCGCGGACGGGCCTACCCTCACAGCGGATTTTGGCTTGGTGCCGCCAGGGTTTCACCTTCGGTCGGGCCAGGATTTTCGACGCTTGCAGAGCGCCGTGGACGGTATTCCACGGCACGTTGATCGCATTTTGCGTGTACTCCTTCAACCCGGCGATTTCCTCAA